AAAATACTAATCAATCTAAAGAATATCAACAAAGATTAGATACTAATATTCCCAAAACAAATAAAAGTAATTCATCTTTGTATAATGTGTTTGGTAAGTATTATGAATCTCAACAAAATATACATAAATTAAAATTATATGAAGGTGATAGTTTAATAGAAAGTAGATTCGGCCAATCAATTAGATTTTCTGGATTTAATAATGCAAAAAATAAGTTTTCTCCAACTATAATAATAAGAAATAGAGAATCATCTAATAATATAAAATTAGGAGAAACACAAAGTGTAGAGGAAGATGTGAATTTAGATGGTACTATAATAGCTTTAACATCTGGAGAACACCAATTAGGGTTTATACCAGGCACAGTGGATGATAAAGGTAAAGGAGATTTTAAAACAAAACCAGAATCATTTGAAGATTATCCAACAAAATTAATTGGTGACCAGTTACTTTTAAATTCTGGAAGAATAATATTATCTGCTAAAAGTGGTGAAATGTTATTCTATTCAAAAAAGAATTATGGATTTATATCAGATGGTTCAATGTCAATTGATAACAAAGGTGGTATTGATATAAGTGTTGGTGATAATATTAATATTATAACAAATGATAGGGATATAAACTTTGTAACTGGAAATGGTACAATGTTTTTTGGTAGTGTGGATTTAGAACCAATGGTAAAAGGACAACAATTAGTAGATATATTATCTGAGTTAATAGATGCAATAGGACAGCAACAATATTTAACACCATCAGGACCATCGGCATTAGGACCTGTAAACTCTCCCGATTTTGGTATGATTAAATCTAAATTGAATAGTATTTTAAGTCAACGAACTCAATTATCATAAGATGTCTTGGGTAACATTTAAACAAAATATTGTAAGAATGAGTGAAAACCCTGAATCTATAAATGATATAGATTTAGTAGCTAAGACATATGCCGAAGAATATGATGCTTGTATAAAAAGGGGAATGGATGTTATTAGTATGGCCAGTGTAAAGAAGGGTAATGTAGAAATGATGAAAACATTATTTAAATTTGCATTACAACAAGGACAACTATCAACAGTGGCATATGATTTGGTTGGCGCTATGGGTGGTGGTGTGATTGCATATTGGAGCTCAGCAGTTTTAAATGAATTTCCAATACCAATAATTCCTGCACCTGGTACCGTTCAAAATATTGGAGTTTATTATAATATGGTAATGACTCCTGGCATATGGAAGCCTGCATTTTTAATTCCACCAACAACAATACCACAAACATTAGTAGATATTTTTATATTTTATGCACAAACACATTTAGCTACGGTTACTGGATTTATTATTACAAATTCGTTATATCCACCATTTGCAACCCCTGGTCCTGCTATAATAAATTGGACTGGGTATTTTATTGACCCATCCCCAATATCAGTAAAACTATCAGCTAACATTACTATTGATTTAGATGATATACCAAAACCACCATGGATTTTAGGAGGTGAAACATTACAATTAGTACAAACAACAAATACTAAAGATGATTTTGATTTAAATAGTAGTGATATAGATTCTGGACAATCATTAGCAATAGATGGACCAGATTATACAATATTATATGTTCCAGGAGTAATATCCGAAACACAAAATAATAATCCAAATTTTCCAAATGGATTTGATTATAGTGGATATACAGGAAAAGCTTTAAGTCCATCTGATACAATACGAAAAATATATGTACCAACAATGGAAAAAGTACACGTAGATAAACCAAAAGGAATACGAGTATTGATGGCAGCTCAAGCTATGATGGAAGGATATTTCCCAGGATCATTATCATTTAGAACAAATAATCCTGGTAATGTTGGTACAGATGGTATTCATATTGGAAAATTTGATACTTTAGAGGCTGGTATAGCGGCGCAATGGAATAAAGTATTGGGAAGGGTATTTAAAGGAACATCTCCATATTATAAAACAACATATTCATTATTTAAATATTTGTCAACATATGCACCTGTTATGAGCAAAGATAAAAACGGAAAATGGTATAAAAGTACTAATAACCCAACAGCATATACTAATTTTGTAATTAATTATTTTAAAGGACAGGGATACACAATTACGTCAGAAACAACACTTCAAGACATTTATAATATATCCAAATAGGTTAAATCTCAAAAATACTTAATTTAAATATTTATAAACATAACAAACAAAGAATAGAATATTATGGACATGGATAAACTATTAGAAGCCATTCAAATTCTTATTAAAGAGGAGCTTAAAGAGCAATTACCTGCTTTAATTAAGGAAGGTGTGAAGGCTGAAATGAAAAAAATGCTATCTGAAACAAAGGTAGCCCCAAAACCAGTATCAAAGAGTATCTCAATGGCTAAGGCTATATTGGGAGATGATACTATTAAAGAATCGGTAGTTCAAAACGTAGCACCAACAAAGCAATTCAGTAAAAACCCGATGATTAATCAAATCCTTAATGAAACTAAAGGTGGTATTCCGCAGGGAGATGGTGGTTTTAGAACAATGAATTTTGGACAAGGTGATATGGGTTCAATTGCAGGTGGAAGTGCATTAGCTGAAAAAATGGGTTATGGTGAAATGGCTAAAGGACCTCAACCAACTGGATTGGGTGTAAACACTGGAGTAGCTGAAATAGATAAAGCTTTGAATAGGGATTATTCAGAACTTGTAAAAAGATTTAAAAAGAAGTAATGGCAATTGTATTAGGGCAAAAATTAGTAAAAGATACCGAAAAGTATAATGATTATGCTATTGGTATAACACTGCCTATACAAATTGGTAATACCGCTTTCAATCAATCATTTACAACAATAGAGCAAACTAAATCAAATATAAAAAATCTATTACTTACTAAAAAATATGAAAGGTTAATGCAACCAAATTTAGGTAGTGGTATGCAAGAATTATTATTTGAAATGAATGATGAAGATTTAGCTCAAAAGATAGAAGATACAATAAACAGTTCAATGGAAACTTGGTTACCATTTGTAACAATTGAAGATATATCAATAGAGCAAACAAATGAATTCAAAGATAGTAATCAAGTAAATGTTTCTTTGAGATTTAGAATACAAAATAATGTTAATTTAGAAACTCTATCATTTAACATCCAAGCATAATTACTATGGCAATAAACACTACAAATAGAAATTTTAAAAATAAAGGAAAGGATATAAAATATCTTAACAAAGACTTCTCCAGCTTTAGAGCTAATCTTATAGAATTTTCTAAAACATATTTTCCAAAAACATATTCTGATTTTAATGAAACTTCACCTGGTATGATGTTTATTGAAATGGCATCTTATATTGGTGATGTGTTAGGATATTATATTGATGATACTTTAAAAGAATCTTTAATGCCATATGCAGAAGATGAACAAAGTATGTTAGCATTGGCACAATTTTTAGGATATAAACCAAAAGTTACTGCACCAGCAATATCTACATTATCTATATATCAGTTAGTTCCATCAATTGGAAGTGGATTTAATAATAAACCTGATTCAAAATTTTATTTAAGAATTAAAGAAGGATTAGCGGTACAATCAACTAATGATATTGAATTTAGGACAACTAATCTTGTTGATTTTGAAGATGCAACGGATAGAGAAATTACTGTGTATGAAAGAGATGCAAATACTGGAGAACCGATATTCTATTTAATTAAAAAATATGTACAAGTAATATCTGCTGTTGTAAAACAAAAAGAGGTATCTTTTGGCGATTATGAATCTTTTCAAAAAATTGATTTAGAAGATACTAATATAATTTCTATATATGATGTTAGAGATTCAAATGGTAACAAATATTATGAAGTTCCATATTTGGCACAAGAAATGGTATTTATAGATTATCCAAATACAGAAGCAAATGACCAAGATTTATATCAATTTAAATCAACAGTACCATATATTTTAAAAACAATTAAGACTCCAAAAAGATTTACTACTAAAATAAATCAAGATAGTACAACAACTATTCAATTCGGAGCTGGTGACCCAACTGCATCTGATGAGCAATTAATTCCTAATTTAAAAAATGTTGGATTGGGGTTACCAAATTCTATTAGTAGATTAGAAGAATCATTTGACCCAACAAACTTCTTAAAAACAAAAACATATGGTACATCTCCATCAAATACAACAATAACTGTAAAGTATTATGTTGGTGGTGGTGTTGCATCCAATATATCGCAAGGGCAATTAACAAAAATAACAGGAATAGAATTTGATGATGATATATCAGCTTTTAACAATGCGGATAGAATAACATATAATACTATAAAAAATTCTGTAGCTGTTGATAATGAAATTCCAGCTACTGGAGGTAGGGATGGTGAAACATTAGAAGAAATTAGACAAAACTCATTAGCAAACTTTGGAGCTCAAAATAGGGCTGTTACTGCAAAAGATTATCAAATTAGAGTATTATCATTACCTTCAAAGTATGGTGGAATTGCAAAAGCATATGCTGTGGCTGATGGTACATTGGATAATAACTCACCGGCATCCATATTAGCATCGCCTAATCATTTACAAGAGTTTACTGATTTAGTTATGAGTTTTGTTAATAAACCAGATTCACAAGAACCAACAGAAGGAAGTGTAAAAGCAGATATTACTAAATATTTAATTGGTAAAACTGCAAATGAAAATGAAAAAAATAATCCATTTGCAATTAATCTTTATTTGTTAGGATATGATATAAATGGACATCTTACTAATCTTAATAGAGCAGTTA